TTAACCAAGGACTGTCCAGTCAGACCAGTCGGCTGTCTGTACGCGATCCACGTCGCGGCTTCCTTCTGTGCTGTCGTACCATCGATGGTTTCGTTGGTCGTCACGCGGAGGCTGCCTTGCGGGTAGTTCCAGCGTAGAGCCTTGAAGCCCTGAAGCTCCGGCCCCACCCAGTTCGCCTTGTACATGAAGGATCCACGCTGTCCCACGAAGCAAGTCGCCAACCACGAGTGTGGTGTAGTAGCAACCATGCTGCACGGGAAGTTCGTGCCGACTGTGACGACGCCCTTTGCAAGGTTGCGTCCTCCCTGGTACGTGAAGTCTCCCGCACCCCCAGCTGTGAGATAGCCAGGTTCTGGTGGGTAAATCCCGAAGTAGTCTGCATTCGTCATGACAGCATCGAGAGCTGCCGCGTTGGTCGTCGAGAGCGAAAGACGCTGCAAAAACGTCGTACGCCTCATGAGCACGCGTGCCGAGCCAATGGCTTCTCCAAAGTTCTGGAGATACCTGTTCGGTGGCGGCGCGTTCACCTTACCCATGACGATGTCGCGAGTCTGAAGCTCCAGCTCCAGTCCTTGCGACTCTAGCACACTAGCCGAGAAGAACACCTCGCTGGGATTAGCCAGCTCGAAGTTATCCGAGGCTTCCACGTAGGCTACAACGCTGACGTCAGCTGTTGAGCTGGGAGCAGTGAGCGGGTTAAGCACCTCGAGATACAGACGACCGTTGTGGAAGTCCGGATTGTACGTCGAGGCCACACCGTGTGTGGAGTAGTCTGACGTGAGGCTGGTCCGCGTTAGCAGGAACGTCGTGGGTGCCATGTACGGGATTGTAACCACGAACTCGTCGTCGTCCTGGATGTCAATGATGGCAGTCTGAATGACAGTGGACGTGTCCGCACTCGCGTTTCCCCCTGACGGGTCGTAACTCAATCTGAGACGACCTTGGTGGTACTGCGAAGCATAGATGCGGAAGGTGAATTTGATGTCACCTCTCCAGTTCGTGAACAGCCGAGACATCGACCCCATGGGCGTGTCGACCAGCGTGGGTCGCGCACCGATGTTGTCAGCTCGACACAGGGTGGGTGTGACGTTGAACGAGAAGATCGGAGTGTCTGTCAAGTCCGATGTGGTCCACGTACTCACGTTCAGCATCGACTCTCGCTGAGCGAAGCTCGAGATTGCGAGATCGTCTTCCGACGGGAGACCAAGGAAGCTCGGATCAGTCGTCAGACACGCCTTCGGGTCCAGGCACAACTTCTCGATGGGCGCAGCAATTTGCGCGGAAGCCATACCATGGAAGGGCGTGTTCTTGACAGGCTGTGAGCTGTCGATCACGGGCACGTTTGTGTATCCGAAGACCGACGCCACGGCTGAGACTGCCGAAGCACCTGCTGAGACCACGGACGCGAACTTACCTATCACGGGCATCGAGCTGAGCATGCTTGCTGCAGCTGCCACTTGTGAGGCTGGTCGTGAAACTGGTCCCGTGCCGAACTCTCCACTCTGAAGCGCGAGCTTGGCGGTCTGGCCTGCCAGTGATACACTCTCCATCCATCCGTAGATCTGGAGCGAGATCGGTCCAGTAGCCGTTGCATTAGCCGCACGAAGCGGAGCGATCGACTGCAGGACGAGCTGGCCCATGTCCGCCACATCAGTTGCTGACGTGATGCGGAGCATGTTCTCGTGCCACAAGAAGGGCAGCACCATCGTACCTCCCGCGTTTCGGTGCGGTACTATACGGATGTTCTGCCTCTGCGAGTGAGGGATTCGACCGTTCACCTGGGTCGCGAACGACCCTGTCGTGTAGTCCTGAAAATCTGTGAAATTCGTCATTGGACGGTACGACAGCATGTACATCCCGTAAATGAAGGGTGTGGAGTTAACCACTACCTCAACATGTAGGTTTCCACGCAGGTACGAGTAGTTGTCGAGCTTCTTCTTGATGGCTGTGTTGCCAAGGAAGAGCGACCACGGGTCGAGTGTACGGTAGAGAGTGCTGACTTCTCCTAGAGCAAGGTCGTAGGTAGCGAGTCGCACTGGCCGGTTCAGGAAGGTGGCTAGCTCCCAGTTGGGCGTGTAGACCTCCGTCACGGACACTGGATCTGCCGCTGGCATATCATCAGTCTCTCCTACCGCCATACCGATGAACTGCGTGACTTCAGCAGTCTTCTCCTCGGTTGGGCGGTCGATCTCATCGGACTGGAGCTGCAGGCAGCAGGCCCCCTTCATGTCGATGGTAATCGTTGTGTTGTTTGCGTCTTTCCCGACGCTGGGTCCCCTGTTAACGGATGGGGCCTCCGGATCCTGAGAGCTGGAATCAAAGCTGACAAAACGGTTGGTTGGTCTGTCTACTACACAGCGGGGCGACCGAGCCCACACCATGCGATTGTTTTGTTTTGGCCACTACCTGGTAACCAGTGCTGAATAGCACGCTTCGGGTCATCCCCTAGGTGGTGTGTGAGTGCGCCCACGCTCTCGCTCAGAAGGAAACTCTTAAACCTTCTTAAGCGAGCAGTAACTGTGCACTCACCTCCTGTTGAGCTTAACGTCCGTAGTGAGTTACGGACACGGCCCCACCTACCACTTGCAGTGGAGGCGGGATGCCGATGCGTTGTCAAAGCTTAGCTTTAGCTCGTCCCAGCTGGGAAAAGTGCTAGCCTCGACGACGTGCTCCAACTCCACCTCAACGGCGATGTCGATGCACATCCGGCGCTTCTTCTCGAAGACTTCACGACCGTACCAGAAGTACTCGCGCGTCACAGTGGACAACACATCGATCGCCTGCTTCTCCAGCGTCACCGTCCGAGACGGGATACACTTGGTGAGCATCTTTGCAATCGAGTCCTCGTCAAGCGGACACACAAGTGCGTCGAGCTCCGAGTCGTAGCGCCACACTCGCTTCAAGAACGAGACCTGGCTGATGTGGATGAACGGCACTGACACAGCCTCTTTGTCGGCCATGGTGTACACGATCCCCACGCTTGCCAGCGCGTTAGCTAGCGAAGTGTGGTTGAACCATGTGCATGTGCTGCTCACTCCCATCACATTGTCGTCACCGTACGTCTGCAGCGCCACGTTCTCCTTGAAATCAGCTGCTGTTTCACCAGCAGGGTTCAAGATCGCGTAGCTGTAGCGGACGTACAAGCTGTTCACCAGCGAGTTGATCACGACAGTGAGCGGATGTCCAGAGGGATTGCTCCCAAAGAACTCGACGAGGTCTCCGTTCAGGTCCACGAGCGGGAAGGCAGTGTCAAACGCCACTCCCGTCATGACCTTCAGGTCCTCATCGGTGAAGTTTCCGCTGAGTCGACACACCTCACGGATGATGTCGAACGCTGCTAGGATGACCGTCGCGGGCATCCTCTTGTCGAACGCCTTGTAATCTCCTGCAATCATGCGGTTGTCGCCAAAGCGTGTGATGAACTTCTGGATGTCCTCCCACTCACGACTCTGCGCCACGCAGCCGATCGACGCCTCGAAGATGAAGCGGTTCAGCTGCATGAAGCGGATGAAGGAGAGGTAGTACTTCCGCACCACGGTGTTCCAGTCGGCCGGCGAAGCGCAGAAGACACGAGTGCTCTTGCTAACCACCTTGGCCTGCTTGAGCGCCTCATCCTTCAGCGAACCGGAAAAGACTGGCATGCAGCGCGTGCCACACTTGTAGTTCTCGATATACTCGTCCACTCGGTCCATGACCTCTGCAGTGAACATCTTCGGATCTGCGCATGTGGCTGTCGGAGCCATGTCCTCAAGAAAACCCTTCTTGGTCTTCTTCCAGGGACATCCCATTGACGTAGCACGGTTCATCTTGTCGACAAACCGGACGCCGTTAGCTCCGTTGACTGCTGTGACGTTGTCATACACGAACACCTCTTCCTTGAGTTGATTCATGTCTACGCGCGCCTTGATGTCAGCAAGAAACTCCTGCTTGACCCTCTCAAGGACGTCACCGCGCAGCTGAGTGACCGGGTTGATCATCTCCTTGGCGGCATTGTACCACGGCTCCCAACCACGCATGGCGGGAGCGGCAGTCTTCACCACGTACCCGCGCGCTTCAGCAGCGAAGCGGAGCAGTGAGTCAGTCACCTTGGATTTTCCGCCTCCACGGGCACCGACGAACGAACCGTACACAGTCGCCACCCCATTCGGGATAAACCGAAACGGAGAGCGTCCGTGCAAAGCTGTCGTCTTGCGCTGTGCGGACGGAGCACTCAGCAGAGGCTGGCCACTCTGGATCATGAACTCTTTGAAGTGCGCAATTGCACAGTCCACGAGCTCACGAGTGAGCGGCGTCGCAGCAACCGTGCTTCCACAGCCAGCTACATGCATACCCGCAAGAAACACCCCTGAGGCATTCCTGAGTAGCAGTGCTGAACCGCAGTCACCAGTGCGCGTGGGTTCTGAGACGAATCCCTTCCACACGTTCATGCTTCCGAGCGTACTCACTTGGACTACACTCTTGCTCGCCTGTTTGACCCCGAAGGATCGGACGTGGCCCTCATCGTCACGCTGGATGTAAAACCCATGCGCCGAACCAGACATGGTTTCGCTCACCAGAAGGTCTGTGATAACCTTGCGTGGTGGCGCTGCCTTGATCTGGAAGAAGGCTACGTCAGCTTCTGGCTTGCGATAGATCTCTGCCTGTGTGAGTTTGAAGCTCAGGTTGGCTGAGATGCCTTCGACAAGTCCAGTAGCAATGACTCTAACCGTCAGGTCCTCAGTGGTGGGTAGACCGTGGTTGTTAGTCACGTAGAGTTGGCCTCCAAGCGCAATTGCTCGGTTGACCTTCACCCGCTCCGATCCCTCAGCATGTGCGTGAAGCACTAGCATGTTACGACCAGTGTGCTCCACGACTTGCGCGTCGGTGAGAGCGTTCCACGAGAGTCCTTTGGTCGGCATATCAAACGCCGTACACACGAACTCATCGCGGTACCAGACATTGGCTTGCTCGCCTTTATCAACGGGTGCGCGTCCTACTGTTGCAGACTCGCGCACAGGCACCGATTGAACGTTACCTTGTGGGTGAGCCGCAGCAGCGCGCCTGTTTGCCTTCCGTTGTCTCTTCGACACTGGCATCCAGAGCGCACTACTCATCTTGAGCAGAAACGCGACCGTGGTGAGAGCACCTGCGATCATGACGAACATCTTGATCCGTCCAATCCGGCGCTGCACCTCACGACCCGCCCTGTAGAGGATGGCACTGCTCACGCAGCGCACGATCTTCAAACAGAAGAGGTCGAGTTGCACTCCCACATTGGGCAGACCGCAGCGATAGCAGGCCCGCGCAAGATTGAAGAGCGCGTTGTGGAAGAACGAGATGAAGAACGTGCAGAAGAGCACGAGCGCTTCGTATCTGTGCTGAGCATCACCAAGGTTGGTGGCTCGAGCAACGAACGACGTCCACCACTCCGTGGCTGGGGCGTCGAAGGTGTTGAACACCGTGTGCTCCACGTTCTCTTGCAGTGTGCGGTTGAACATCCCGTTAGGAATGAACTCCACGTCCATCACCTGTTGTGCCAGCGGTAGCTGACACTCCTCACAGGTGCCACGACCCTCAGGTCGGTGGCAGACCGTGCATAGGCGAACCTGTAGCATGGCCTTGTCGGACGTATTTACCTTGTCCTGCTGAGCTCGGAACTCGAGCACGCGTGCTGAGTACCAGTCCATGAAGAGGTAGATGTCGGAAAACTCCTCCAACTTCTTGAACGTGGCCTGGTCAGTGCCTGCTGGCACGACCTGCTCCACCGTAATGATCCAGAAGTCCGGATAGGACCCAGGCTCGGTAGGAGGCACCTTGTCAGAGTCAAGGAAGACTCCGTCGCGAGCGTATTCCGGCTTCACCTCAAGAGTGATGACGTAGGGCAGGCGACGTTGGATGGCCAGCGGGCAGTTGAAGTAGTGGTACGCATTAAGCGTCTTCGAGTTCGAAGTAGCCACCACGAGTTGTGCTCGCATGGGGGTGCGACCCTTGTCCTCC